GCTGCTCCTAACATCAAAAATATATTCGATATGAAACTTATGGGATATTCCTCAAAGGCAATTGCAGATGAATTAAATTGCTTAGGTGTTTTAACTCCAAGAAAATATAAAGAAAGTCAAGGCTTTAAATGTAATGGGTTTCAAAATATAAAGGGAGGGAATTGGACAGCAAAGGCAATAAATAGAATTATAGAAAATGAAGTATATATTGGAAATACCTTACAGGGAAAGAGTATTACCTTAAGTTATAAAAATAAAAAACAGATAGAAAAAGAGAAAGAAGAATGGATAAGGGTAGAAGATACTCATGAGCCAATTATAAGTAAGGAAATTTTTGCTATTGCAAATACTATGCTAAAAAGGGATTTGAATAATTCTCGTGGTAAGGATAAAATTGATATTTTTACCGGAATGCTATTTTGTAAAGAGTGTGGAAGTTCTTTAATTAGAAGAACTGTAAAGTATAAAGAAAGAGAAGAGATTTTCTATATATGCTCAAAGTATAACAAGGAAAAATATTGCTCAAGACACAGCATAAAGGAAGAAACATTGATAAAAGCAGTGTCTAAAACAATAAAATCTTATATTGAATTTAATGAAAAGTTATATTCCAAAGTTCAACTGATAGATATAGACAGAAATCTAAAAGACAACCAGATTCCTATATTGAAACGAGAAAAAGCTATGACGGAAGAACTCTTATCTTCCCTTTACCTTGATTTAAAAGAAGATGTAATCAGTAAAGAAGAATATCAGCTTTTTAGAAAAAATTATATGGAAAAACTCACCAAGTTAGATGAAAGTATCGAGTATAGATTAAGAAAACAAGAAAATACGAAGAACAAGATAGATAAAAATAAGAGCTGGATCATTGATATTAACAGATATAAAAATCTATCCGAAATAGACAGATTATCCGTTGTGATGCTCATTGATAAAATTTTTATTTCTGAAGATAAGACGATAGATATCAGGTTTAATCATGCAGAAGAGTTATCCTTGCTTGAAGAAATGACAAAAGCTGATGGGACTGAACTTAAAAATAATATTGTAGTACAGAAAAGCATTGTTACAAACAGAAGGCTAAAGGCTACACCTACTGTTATGAGTAGAAGTTTTGTAAGTGCTGAAAGTGAGGTATGCTATGGCTAGAACAAAAAATAGACATATACCACAAGCGGAAATCGGCACAAAAGTCGCAAAAGTGGCTGAAAAGACATATATTGCTGGCATTTATACAAGACTATCACAGGAAAGGAAAGAATGTTACAGAGATAAAAGTAATTCCCTTGAAATGCAGGAAGAACTTTGTATTAAAGAAGCAAATGAAAAAGATATAAAGGTTTTTAGAGTATATAAGGATTATGAGTATTCCGGAACAAATTTTAAAAGACCGGCATTTCTTGAAATGATGGAAGATATAAGGGTAGGGAGAATAAATTGTATCATCGTAAAAGATATGTCGAGGTTTGGCAGAGAATATTTGGAAATCGCAAATTATATAGAAAAAATATTTCCGTTTTTAGAGGTAAGATTTATTTCCGTAAATGATAACCTTGATACTAAAGATGGTATAAAATCGGATAAAAGTTATGAGATAGCAATAAAAAATATATTCAATGATTTATATGCTAAAGACATTTCAAAGAAAGTAAAAGCCTCCAAAGAAGTAAAAATGAAACAAGGGTCTTTTATAGGGGCTATGGCTCCGTATGGATACAAGGTAGAAAAAATTGATGGAAAAAGAGTTCTCGTTATAGACGAAAAGGTAGAAGATGTAGTAAGACTTATGTTTCATTTGGCAGGTCAGGGTAAATCCAATATACAAATAGCAAGAGATTTGACTAAAACGTATACGACACCTGCTGAATATAAAAGAACTGGTAGGGTTTTTAAGGGTACAGAAGATTTAAAACAATGGGATATTTCTTCTATATCAAAAATTCTATCAGACGAAGTGTATATCGGCAATTTAACTCAAAGAATATATTCAAATAGACACGATCCAAGTCGAAAAAGCAAATTTCGTGAAAAAAAAGAGTGGATTATAACGGAAAATACCCACGAAGCATTAATCGAGAAAGATTTATTTGAAAACATCAGGAAGTTAAAAGATGATAATAAAGGTACATTACCATATTCTTCACTGAAAAATATTATAAAAGACGGAAGAGAAAATATCGGAGTAAAAGTTCAAAGAGATTATACCAAAGAAGGAAAGTATGATGGCCTTATAGTTTGTGGTGTATGTGGCAGAGGTTTGAAAAAACAATATGGTGCAAGAGGACTTAAAGTTAATGATGAATTTTGTTATTGCTATTATTGTAAGGGTGGCGATAGATTAAAATTAGAAAAATCTCACGTTAGAATTTATGAAACGGATCTGGACAAAATTTTAGTTAATACATTAAAAAGATTGTTTTCAAGTTTTCATCAAGATTGGGATGAAATACGTCTTAAAAACCATTTGGAAAATGTAAGTGCCGAAAAACTAAAGCAAATATCTATCAAAATAGATACTGATAGAAAGAAGATTGATGCTTTTAAAGTTAGGCTACAGAAAGAATATGAAGGTTATGTTAGAGGAAATATTCTTTTAAGCGAGTTTAAAACAGAAAGCAATAGGATAGATAGACAGATAAAAACGATAAAAAATGAATTGAAGGTTTTAGATGATAAAAAAAGGAGCATAAAAACAAGAAAAAAAGAACTTAAAAAATTTATAGAAGCTCTGTTTTGCTGTTTAGATTATGATGAGAGCATAGGAGTTGATAAAGAATTTGTCGATACCTTAATTAGCCATATAGAAGTATCAAAATATAAGCAAGTAACCATATACTTTAAGTTTAACCTTGAGAAAAATATGGAGAATCAACTGGAGGTAGAGTATGAATAGAATAGCCATTTATTTAAGACTTTCAGAAGAAGATTACGACAAAGCAGATGAAAGTGTAAGTATAGTAAATCAGGGAGATTACATAAGGAACTATATTGTAAATGAAAAATCTCTAATAGATTATGAAATAAAAGAATATGTAGATGATGGATATTCTGCTACAAATACTAATAGACCTTCTTTTTTAAGGCTTATTGATGATATAAAAGCCGGAGGAATAAATACGATAATCGTAAAGGATATGTCGAGGTTTTCAAGAGATTATATTCTACTTGGAGATTATTTGAGTAATATATTTCCATTTTTTAGAATACGATTTATTGCTATCAATGACAATTATGATTCTATAAATGAAGATGGAAATGGGATAGATACAGATACACAGTTTAAAACTTTGTATTATGATTTATTCAGTAAGGAATTATCCGAAAAGGTAAGAAGCTCTGTTAAACAGATTAAATCAAAGGGAAAGAATACGAATTGGGCAGCACCTTTTGGATATATCAAAGATCCAAAGGACAAATACCATATCATTATTGATAAAAAGACAGCATTTATAGTTAAAGAAGTCTTTGATTTAATGTTAGAGGGATATTCTTGTATTCAAATAGCCAATATATTTAATGAAAAGGGCTATATCACACGTTCTGAAAGAAAAGAGGAACTTAAACTTTCAGATTATACAAAAAATTTAATTACGGGTAGTAAAGTAAAGAAAAGAGCTTGGACAAGTGTTTGCATATCACAGATTACAAGAAATGAATTATATACAGGAGATTATGTATATAACAAGTATAAAGAAACGAGAATCGGTGGGCGAAAAAGGATATTACTTCCTGAAGAAGAGTGGAAAGTAATCCATAATACTCATGAAGCGATTATCTCAAGAGAGATTTTTGATGAGATTAAGAAAATAAAAGAAAAAAGGAAATTTTATGTTTATACAGGAAAGAAAAATCGCTCTATTTTTTCTGACAAGATTTTTTGTAAAGAATGTGGTAGGCATATGGGTTTTAGGAGCGACAGTAGACAAAAGAAGAATAAAGATAAAGTGTACAAGTATAGAAATTACTATTGTTATTTCTGTAAAACCAGCAGAACACCAAATAATGTAAAAGAAAGAAAAATTGTAGAGTTTATTAAACCTAAATTGGAGAGATTTAAAATTAAAAATGGTGTTAATGAAGAAAGGATGATATATCCTGAAAATAGTAGGGAAGATTTATTAAAAGAAATAGACTTATTAAACAGTAATTTACAAATTATTTATGAGAACTACAAAAAACATATTCTTTCAAAAGAAAGGTATCTACAGGAAAAAGCTCTTATTCAAAATAAAAAGGAACAACTGGAAAATAAGCTGGAAGAAGTGAAATCAGATGGGAATTATTCACAGAAAGAGTTTAGCGCCAATTCCTTAGATGAAGATAGTTTATTGAAAGCCTATGTAGACTCTTGTATTGATAGAATAATTGTATCAAGAAGCGGAGAAATAGAGATTATAGAGAAATAGAGAATTTTACAAAAGTATATAGCAATTGCTTGACATTGTAGGGAAAGACTACTATAACCAACTTGC